TTCATTAAATTTGACATGAGTTTTACATTCTCATGCTCCATTCTGAAACCATGAATTCTTAAAAACTCATTAGCGGTTAAGTCTTTGATTTGTATTTCTGTTTTCTGTTCTACACTGTTTTCCATAGTCTTTTACTTTTGTGGTTCTGAATTAATTGGGCCTGGCAGACATAAGTCATGTCCAAACATTCTGAGAGCATCCCGTCTATTCATATCGTTTATTATGGATGCACACGCAGCACAGTAATACTTTTGTGTACTGTAGTTGTAGTGTGTCGCTGGAATAGCTAAACAAGCACTACGATTGCACTTACCTAAATACTCTCCTTTTTCTTTAACCTCTGCTTCCATGTGTTTTACTTTTTTGGTTGAAGGGCTGAGTCCAGATAATCAAAAACAGATCGGTTTAGCAACTTCTGGTTATTTAACATCCAGTTAACGTCATGCTGTGCCTGTGTCAGCGCCTCCCGTAACCGTTCTATTTCCGATCGATAATTAGCATAGTGATAGTTCGCCTCATTGAACATTTCACTTTTAAGCCTATACAATTCCTTATTCTCTTTTGTCAGCCGTTCTATCTCTGAGGACTGGGAAGCGGAGTAATTGCTCCAAAAGTATTCCAGGGCATTTGCAACGTTAATTCGAGCGGTTTCTATTCGCCATTGATCTGCCGTGTATGCTGGATTATCCTGATTCAATCGGTGCTCACCTTGAAACATAGCCCGGTTAACAGTAGAATCAGGGTGAAGCATTTTCGCTATTTCCTTAAAATCTGGTTTCTGTTCCGTGTAAGAGTGTGCGCTGTTTTCCATAGGGGGGATTACTTTAAAAGTTGGATCAGTTTCAATTTTTCTTCGACCGCTCCGGCCAGGGACTTAACCACCGCGTCAATGTCCTCTTCAACCTTATCCCATTCGATTTCAATATGGGTCATTTTGTGGGCTTCGTTGATCATGCGCGGGTCATACGTGCAGAAGTGCCATTTCTTACGGTTGGTGAAAAGCATCAAGGAAACACACTGCCAGTAATACTCCGGGTAATTCCGTTTCAGGTCGTGGTAGTCTGTCATTAACAGGTAGTCGATTTGTTCATCCGATGAAGGGCATTTGATTTCAAGTCCCTCAGCTTCTCCGATAAGCCGGTCAGGGGAACCTCCTGCATGATCCCCGAAAACCTGAAATCCTACTTCCTGAGTAAGGAGATTGAATTTATCTTCGAAGTATTGCACAGCTTCCGGCTCAGTCTCTTTACCATAAACCAGCGGGTAAGCGTAAGCCTGTGGTAAGTTCTTACCGGTTAGCGTCTCCCATACCTTTTTCCTGATGTATGTTATGCCTGTTTTGCCCATCTTTGAAGGGTCCGGTACTAAGGTCGTTTTAGACCCTTTCCCGGTCTTTGGACGGGCTTTCAGTTCGGCCTCTGTCATTGGTCGCTTTCCACAATCCATGAGCTTGTGCCACTCAGAAGAGGTAAACCGGCCTAGTCTTATTTCATCCCATTCATCCGACCCCTGCATGATGTGCTGCGCGGCGGTGTCTGGATTCATCAGATCCGTAAAGAATTGTTCGTTGTTCATAATGTCAATTTAGCAATGATCTGACGAGCTTTCCCGATGGCCTGAACATAAAGGTGAGGGGTTCTTTCAGCGGCCCAATTATCAGGGTGCCCGGGTGTCCTGAATTTATCATCTTTTAGAACAATCTTTTCATACAACTCCATGTATTGTTTATGAAGTTTATCAACATCGAGTTCTGGAAGACGTCCATCCACGTCCTGATCTGCCGTTGTGATGCCCAGCGCAGCCAATAAAGTGTGGCGCTTCAAATATTCAACAGTGCTGGCAATTGCTTGGATTGGATTCTTTGAGCCAGTTGCGTCCGGGCTTGCCGACATTTCTGTTTCTTCAGAGTGCCCGGCAATGTGCGAAATAATGCAGATTACTTTTATCTCTTCCTTGTTAACGAACGGCTTCCACTTCTTTGTCAAACCGCAATCTTTCAAAAGCTGCCGGATCTGCCTTTCAATGTCTCCGAGCGGTGCGTAATAATATTCGGTCGTTCCGCCTCCACGTGTCTCGAATCGTACAGGTTTAGTTTTTCTTATATCGGGGCATTTCTCCTGAAATTGACTCAGGGCTTCTTCAAATCTCTTTCGTGCTTCCCCTGCTTCCCATCGCTCCTTTAAAGCCAGAAGTTTTTCAAGCTTCTCAATATCCAGATTCTTATCGACTGCCAGAGCGATTAACTGATCAGGCGTTGTTGCTACTGGTAATGTCTGTATCTCTTCCATTATCTTTTTCTTTAGTTTGTTCAATAGGCTTAACGAATGTGGCTCCGGCTATGAAGGCGGCAACGGCAGCAATGTAAGCGTAATGGTCGTCAGTATTTTCTTCCGCCCACTCGACCGCTGCCCTCCTTACATCTGTGCTTACTTCTGAGTTCATAGCTCGTTGTTCATTGCTGCGCATAACAGAATTATTGCTTGGCGAATAGGAGTGAATTTACGAGTATACTCTATGTTCTCTTTTTCATAGAATGATAAATTTCTGCATTCGCCATCGTAACCCCAAAACCAATCATGATCATATACCGTATTGTACACTGAAAATAGCTGAATCAACTCTCTTCCCTCACTCATAAATGCCTCACACATTCCGCGTGTTGGCATGTATCCGGTCTTTATAGACTCTCTGTAGAAATCTAAGAATGGTGTTTTTGTTTGTTTCAGATTCATATTCTTTCCTCTAATATAGCCTCTGATAACTGATCTATTAATACTCTAAGCGCGTCTTGTGCGCTGCCGCCTTGAGCCAGGTTAATATGATCCTCTGGCCCATCGTAGTCGGTTGTAATGGCTCCCCACGCCCAACCGTTGCAGTATACTTTTCCAACTCAAAACAACGGGCTGAAAATATATCCTTATCTGCTTTCAACTCAGCATTCTCCTTGTCGGCGTATTCACGTAGGTGGCCTTTTACCCTGTCGTCTACTTTGTTGGCAATCCACCAAACATGGAAAGTATCGCTATCACTTTTATAGGCACTAAACGCTATTGTTTCAATGGCATCAACTGCCTGATCAATAGCGGGGCGGTGTTTCTTTTCTTCCATAGCTAGTTAGGGAATATGTTTTTGAAGTTATCGAACAAACTCGGGCCTGGACGGTAAACGTAATCGTCCACCCATTTCTGTATCTCTTCTATCTGATGGCTTTTCCGTGGGAAGTTCTTTTGCATCCACCGCGCTGCTGATAAATAATCTTCGGCGATGGCTAACGATTCACATTTTCCTTCAAGCTTAAATATCTCTTCGAGCTCATCCAGAAACTTGCAGATGAAATAAGCCATCACTGTTTTGTCGTCTCGTTGGGAGTCTGTGTGCTGGTGAAGGACTTTGTTAACTGCTTTCAGCTCTTCAAATTCGGCACTGGTTACGGCCTGCTCTTGTGCCGGTTCCTCCGCTGGCACTTCGGCTGCGGGCTCTTCGGCTAAAACTACTTCTTCGGCTTTTGGCTCTTCAACCTTTGGGGCTTCGGCCATGTCAAGAAATACTTTTAAGGCTTGTACTGTTTCGCCCGGATTAGGTAGCGCGCCAAGCATCAACATCCCTGGGCAAAGCGGCATTAACTCTATTGTTTCAGGTTTCAACAACGCAAACGGCCAACCTATACAAGCGTATGTAATCGGATCAAGTGTAAGCAGCCAGCAAGAACTTGACCGCAAGAAACTAAACAACGCCACGTTTGGCTAAACCCTAACAAATAGCGCCTTTCATGTTAATTGGCATGAGAGAGGTCGAAATGATTTTTAACGCTGATTTAGATTTCGCAGGGATAAACGCGATTTCTTTAGTAAGCGAACCCGCAATTAACGAGGCGTTTATAGCACTAAGCGCAAACCCTATCGAGTTAAAAAAGATAGACGAAGAAAAGCGCCTTTTGTTAGGTGCCGTTTTGGTGCCAGACATGCGCATACTTCGCAAGGATAAAGACGGTGAACATTTTAACATCTTCTTTAAATCCGAAACCATACGCGAGGCGGCCGAAATGTACATGAAGCAAAAGCGCCAAGACAAAAGCACAATCGAGCATTTAAGCGCGGTTGAGGGCGTTAATGTTGTTGAAACTTGGATTGTAGAAAACAGCGAAAAAGACAAAACAGCCGCCTACGGGTTGAGTTACCCGCCCGGTACTTGGGTAATCACAATGAAAGTCGATAATGATGAGGTTTGGACAAATTATGTCCAAACAGGGAAAGTAACGGGCTATTCAATAGAGGGCGTATTTGGCCGCAAAGAAGACAAAGACGAAAGTTTACTAAGTGCAATTAAAGATTTGCTTACCCAATGTCAAGAAGCATGACACCATACCGAAGCGGAGGCCGCAGGGGATGTTTGTCACCATGCGGCACGTACTACCATATTAAATTCTGCGATGGTTATAATCAAGGGATTGGCCGCATACAAGGCGATTATGGAGGCGGCAACTTAATCACAAATGACGAAATGAAATCGAATCA